TGACTGCGGTTGTTGTTCCATTTGACCCCCAAAACATACCCTTATCGCTCAATGTACCAGTTTGTACTTGTCCAGTATTATCAGCATTTACATATCCTGATGTTACACCTTGACCAAATACAGCCTGCGTATTTAGAGATTTGCCCATCAAAATTAACAAATAATTTATTGTTCTTCTGAGTGCATATTCTTCAATGTTCCATCCTGTGCCGTTAGCCTGAGCATAAGTTAATTGATTATCGCCAGTTGTATTTTTATTAATAGTCTGACCTTTAATAGAACGGATTTTACCATCAATCAAACAGCCATCAAACAATGAGCGATAAATATAATCTGCATAAGTTCCGTCTTTTTTCTTGTGAGTATAACATTCAAAAGTGCTATCAATTTTTCTGTTAGCAATTCTGATGTGTTTTTTGCCGTCTGTCGTATTTTCTTCACTAATCCAAATCTGCCCTATCTGTACCATAGCATTACCGCCATAAGTAGTATCAGATATATCAGACGGAGTAATTTTATCATCTTTATAAGCATAGTCATCAGGATTCAAGAAATAATCCACTGTGCCATCATATTTTAACATACAAGGCTTGAACAGTTTTAAGAAAAACGCATCTGCCCAAGAGCCATAATTAAATGCTCCGCCTGAATAATTCATAATTGACGGAGTATAAGAAGTATTTATACCCGCATAACTTACGGCATTAGATGGATTGCTTTCGTTTGCATCATTAATTAACAAATCATAAACAATATCATCCTTATCCTGTTTTAAGTCTAACTGGTCTTGTATATTGCTCCGTACCCCTACTAAATGCTCTAATCCTACATTCACAATGTCGGGTGTTACTGGCACAATATAATTTCCGTCTTTGTCTTTTAAAATTGCCTTTTTGGCTGTAATCGTTCTTGACATTTTTACCCCCTATTCTATAATAATTGTCGCATCTGAACTAATTGTTTCGTAAAATAAATTTGATTGAGATATTTGGCTATTCCAATATGCCCCTCGTGTATCTAAATCACTAATTGCATTTGTCTTAGCTGTACTTATAGATGATGTTGCTGTTGTCGTTGCTGTGGTTATACTACCCAAAGCTGATGTAACAGCAGAAGATATACTATTATATGTATTTGTTGCACTCGTAGCACTTGCACTCGCAGATGTCGCACTTGCTTGTGCAGATGTTGCACTTGCACTCGCACTCGTAGCACTCGCCTGAGCTGATGTTGCACTTGCCTGAGCCTGCTCCGCATAGCCGTTTGTGGAAATATCCAAAGTGTTTGTGTTTCCGACAACTTCCTCATAAAGCAAATTATTGTCTGCTACAATATCCGCCCAATACTCGCCATTCTGAGTTATTGAGGCATTAGCTGTATTTTTTGTGGAATTTATATCAGATATTGCGGATGTTTTAGTTGCATCAATAGAATTTATTGCACTTGTATTAGCCGCACCGATACTCGTCAGAGAGTTTGTTGTTGCCGAACTTATTGAGCCTAAATCCGCCTCAGTCGTACTTGCTAAAACACTTAATGCCTCAGTCTGAGTAGCTGAGATAGTGCCTAATGATTCTGTTGTAGCTCCGCTAATTGTTGTCAGAGCCTCAGTTGTTGCCGCCCCGATGCTCGTAATAGCATTATCACCTTTTGTAACAACCTCAGTAGTTTTTGCAGTTGCGATACTTGCCTGTTGAGCTGCTGTTGCGGCATAATTTCCCGCCTGATTTTTATACTCTTCTGACCTTTCAGAATAGTATTTAGCCATATCATTGTTTACTTGCAATCTGTTTTTAATTGTATTGCCTGCTATATTCGTAGTCATTATATCCCCTCAACTTTCTTCGGATAAACTGTTATTACATTCAAATCGCCTATATCTTTGTTTCCGATACAAACTGTGTCCTCAAAGCCATCAACACTGTTGCAGACTTTGATGCCATAATAGTATTCTGCTGTTTCTGCTCCCTGCGGAACAACAAGCAAATCTGTTAATGATGCGGGAATAGCCAAAATAACATGGTCGTTATAATTCGTTGATATAGATACCTCGGTGCCTATAATTCGCCTTTTGTTATTATAGAAAGAAAAATATACAGTATAATTTTTATCTGTATTTAATCCCTCAATTAGTATCTCACCGCTATCGCCTTGTACTAAGGTTATATCCCCAGTCGTTGAATCTACAATAAATGCCATTATTCTTCCTCACTTTCTGCCGAAGATGCCCCAAGTCCAAAAATCTCAATCATACCGCAGTTTTGTTGTCCGTTTACACTAAAATACTGCTTAGTTGTCTGATATGTAACATTTGAATAAACATAAGAATAATCGTAACCCCAAACAGCCCAATAATAATTTCCGTTAAGCTGTTGGTTTATTAACGATGTGCGGCCTTTTGACTGGCTTAGCAGATAATCTAAAAACCAAGTTTCTAAGATAGTTGCATTATAATAATTACCGCCGTCATCAGTCCAAACAACCATAATTTTTTTATAATTTGTAAAGTCTTCTTTTAAATATATATCACCACTTCTTAACAAGCCGTAATCCCCGCCATAAGCCTTTATGCCTGTTGTGGTGTTATTTATGTTTCTAACATCTGCAACATTCGCCTTAAATGCCATCGTATCCCAGTCAATAAGAGCTGTCATATCAGGCAAATTGTATAAATTATCAAGTTTAGTCGCTATTGCAGTTAAGCCAGTTGAGGCATCACTAATAGCACTATCCAATGTATCTACTCTGCCCGACAAAGTATTTATATTACTGTTCAGGGTTGAGTTTACAGAGGATATATTTGATTGCAGTGTTGTTATACTTGACCCTACACCGCTTATCTCTGTTTCAAGTTCTGTAAAATTAGAATTTATCAACTCGGAATCTGCGAGAGAGCCGTATTCTATTCGCTGAATTGTCATTTACTTACCCCTTTCTTTTTTTATTTTGTCTATTTTCTTCATTGCATTACTATAAGCATCTTTTCTTATCTGTTTGGCCGCCGCTTTCGCAATCTCGTTCGGGTCAAGATTATTTCTTTTAAGCTGTTCGGTTATAGTCTTAATCTCTTCTTTATCGCCGTTTTTCATTGCATCTATATAAAGCTCTCTGCCCTTGTAGAATGTCAGCCCTCGTGATGTCGGAGCTAAGAAATCATACATAGTAAAATCTTTTTTAGGATTTACAGCAGAGTTGAAAGAGAACGGCATAAAGGCTTGACCATACAATTTTGCCAGTGCAGGCACTCTCTCTAATCCTTTTTTCTCTGCAAGCTCTTTGTTTTCAAATCCGCCTACCGATTTACTTGTAAAGGTCTGAGATACTAATTGAGCCATCGGGCTTGCTTTGCCCCCTATCTTTTCAATAGGTTTCTCAACAAGCTCAGGCACTTCCCTGAATTGCTTACCAAGCCGCCAATATCTCTCAGTGCCATCGCTGTTTCTGCCTAAAAATACATAAGTTTCACTACCTTTGGAGTTGCCCCAAGTTGTATAATCCTTAAAGCTCATTTTCTTCGGATAAAGCTCAGGGTGTTCCTTGCGGTCTTTTTCTCTGAACATTGCATTTAAAACATTTGAGTATAAAGAGTATTGAATCAATGCTCTCATCCAAAATCTGCGAGCTATTCTTCCTCTCATTCCTGTTGCTGTTACATCATCTGTAACTGAGTTTATGCCCCATTCTTGACCAATTTTTTTTGCTTTCTGCCAAAATTCGCTTTCTTTTGCAAGTTTATTTATGGCTTTATGGCCTGATTCACTCGCAAACATACCTAAAAACTGTCTTGTAGTTGAACGCAACCAGTCAGGCGATAATAAAGCTCTACCCTCAAATTGTCGCTGTGAGCTTTTTATCCCTAAATTTTCCCAAACTTGACCGCCAAAACTATCATTTACCCAGTGAGCAATTTCCTGTCTTCTGCGTTTAGATACAATGCCTTTTTTGCTTTCTTCTGCAAGTAGCATCTCATAAGTATCAAGTTTATAATTATTATGAAGATAATCCCATAAAACTTTGTTATTAAGTTTTTGGAGCTTTCCGACAGTTTTTAATGGAGCTGTAAGAGGCTTAGACCAAAAATGTTTTTCAGCTTGCAGGGCCAAATCTTCAACAATTCCCTCAACTAATCCTCTGTTAATATCTATTGTTGCCCCGATTTGCAAGCCATCTTCAATGGCCTGCTTTGCAATTTTATCTTTTTTATAAATATCCCAGTCATTATTTTTAACTGCATTAAAGAGTTTAACAGGATTTAAAGTTTTCATAACCCTGCTTACACCCATATTTGCAAATGCCGCCTCAGAAAGTGCAACTGCGTGGAATCCGCTAAAACCTAATTGAGCTTGTTTCAATGTTGCGTTAGCATCATCATAAAATTTGCCTAAATCAGTCCTATCCCCGACATTATCAAAAACTGTTCTTAAAGTATCTGCAATATCAGGATGCACTTTTACGGCCGTCTTAAACATTTCAGTGGTTGATTGTTCAAGAACATGCTTAGCATTTTTCCAGTCAAAATTATCAGGCAATAACTTTTTAAGAGTTTCGCTTTTAGATAATCTCTCAATTACTTCTCTTGTAGCTTTCGGAGCAATTTCACTTGTCATTTTCGGGTCATTAAATAAAAATCCGAATAATTCTGCGATAAGTTCTGCATCACTCTGAGCATATCTCTTTTTGCCTGCCTTAGAAAGTGCGTTTATTCTCTCTTCGTTGAGTTCCATAAGCTCATCACGATAACGATTTACAAATCCGCTTTCTCTTAATTTTAAATTATGGTCTATTGCGTGGCCGATTTCGTGTGCAAGTGTTTTATTTGAAAACCATCTTTGTAAAGAAATTTCAGGCCTCATAGCTTTATGGCGATAAACTCCTAATGTCGCACCTGGATTCAACCGCCTGCCAACTGCAACACCCATCTCAGCTAAAATGTTTTGTAATTCAGGGGTCATAACTTCCCCGATAGTGCTTTCAATAGGTCTTACAAGTGTTTTATTAAGTGCAGGATGATTAATTGTTACCCAGTCTGACGGAGCTTTACTCGCAGGCATAACAAGATTGACACCATCGGCTGTTTTAAAGTCTTTGACGGCATCTGCCAATAATTTATCAAAAGTAGTTTTTATAAGGTTATCTGACTGCACTTGAAGAATTTGAGCATAGTCAAGTGTTTTTGGCTGTAATTTGAGAGTTTCGCCGTTAGGCATCTCAATACCTTGTATGCCATCAAATAAAGTCTTGATGGTTCTTTCTTTTGCAAATCTTGATTTTGTCGCAAAATAATTAGTCATCATAGACTTTTGTTTGCGGTCTAAATCCCAAATGTGAGTGATATAGTTCTCAATCTTCTCTTTTGACCCCTCATTTGTTTCGTCTGCGTGAGTTGATTGATACTCTTCCCAATACTTCTCAAACTCTTTTGAGAGGTCATCAGCCATATCCGTTAATTTGCGTTTTTGAATATCTGTGAGCTTGTTATAAATCTCTTTCAAGTCAGGGCGGTTAAGATTTTCGGGGATTTCTGTTCTTTCACGCAGGAACGGCATCAATTCTCTTAATTTTGTGCCGTCATATCCCCATTCTTTACCGATTTTATTAGACTGATTTATAAACTCATTCAAGGCTTTGGAGCTTTCATATTGTCTTATTCTTATTTGGCTATCCCATTCCCTGATTCCGTCTTTTAAAGCTGTATTATATTCTTTTGCGGTTTTAAGATTTTTAGCCTTATCAACTTTGAGCTGTTTTTTAACCTTAGAAAGAGCTTGCCCCTCTGTTTCCAGTTTTATGCGTGGAGTTTCAAAAGCCGCTTTGCCTGTCTTATCATAAGGCTGTTTACCCCAGCTTGTAACAGCAGGCTCAACATCTTTATAAACTTTCTTATCAAAAGTGGACTGCTTTTTGTTAGGTCTTAAATTAGAAAATTGATAACTGCCGCCTTTTTCAGGAGCAATAGGCATAATAAGGCCAACTACATCGCCATTTTGCTTTTTCGCAACAATAGCACTTAAAGTATTTTCGCCTTGATATAGCTGATAATCGTCAAAATACTTTGCAAATTTATCATCTATCGCTATTTTTTCGCCTTTTTCATTTTCAAATATCCTAACCTTACCACCCTTAAAATTATCAATTTCTGCAAGGCTGTTAGTATCTTTAATAGGCTTAACATCTTTTGGAATAAGCTGAGATACTTTCATACTATATCCCTGCGTAATTTCATTGTTTGTAATTTTTTGAATAAGTGCATCGTCTTTTATATTGACATATTCGGGCTTTATGGCGATGTTGCCGTCTGAGATATATTCGCCATCAAAAACTTTTAAATCAAATTTGCTGTCAAGTGCAGGATTTGATTTGTTTCTATATTTTTCTGCACCCGCTATATTATCAGAAAGTTTTATACCCAAGCGATCAAAAAGTGTTCTTATGGCTAATGGATTTTTATATATAGTAAAGCGAGCATTTGTGTCAGGAATAAATAAGTTTATAACCTCATTGCTTTTCAGCTTTTCAAAATCTGCCTCATTAAATTTCGGGTTTTTTTCTGCATCAAATATATGCTCAGTCTTAACATCTTTGTATAAATCCCCTGTGTATTCTTTTAAAATTGTTTCAGCAATGTATTCTCTTTGTGCCTTATTCAAGCCGTTTTTAGTGGCCATATTGCCAACATCATATTTATAGCGAGCTGTTTCAGGCTCAATTTTTGCAGGCTTAGGCTCAGCGGGTTTCACTCTGTAAAATCCGCCATTAACTGCATCGTGATGCGTAGCATCTTTTATATTATCAACCTTTTCGAGAGCTGAAAAATCAATTTTATCAGTCTTATTCAGTTTTATATTGTTTTTATCTGTAAAAGGTATAAGTCTTTTAACATCTTCTATCGGATAGCCGCTCAGGTCAGCAGGATTTTTATATCCTGTGTTTTCTGTTTCTTTTGGCAACTCTTCCACAGTCGGCTTAGTTTCCTGCGGTTTTATCTTTTCTTCATAGCCGTCTAATATGCTCTCAGGAACTTCCTCAGCAACAGGATTTTTAATTTTGCCCTCTTCAATGAGTTTCTGCCTATAATTTTCCAGTCTTTGCCTTTGTTCCGCTTGTATGCGGTTTAAGGTTTCCTGAGTGTTGTATGGCTCATATTTTCTATTGAACACATCAACTCTGCTCTCTTTTACTGGAACACCATAGACATTATAGCCGTCTTGTATCTCGGCAGGCTTAAATCTGCCTTGTAAATTTTGCTGAACTTCTAAAAGAGTATCTAAATTAAATCTGTTGATATTCTGATTTATAAAATCATTTTGGGCCTTAAAGCTGTCCTCTAATTTATAAATCTGTCTTTTTACAGCTTTTAGCTGACTTTCATCAAGTTTTTGCCCGAAGTATTCCCCAGTTTGCTGAGTTTCAAGAAGATTTGCATAGCTTTGTAAATCATTATTGATATTCCTGATTTGAGCATCAGAAATTACCGCAGGCGATACTTTATCCCCTACGGACTTCTGTATTTCTCTTAATTTGTCAAATGATGTAGGACTATTCATTACATCATTAAATGATTTTACGATTTGAGCAGATACATTCTTTACTGCATTTGCTCCCGCCCCTGCAACTTTTGGAGCTACTTCGGCTACTTTTGGCACTCCTGCTTTTAGACCTAATCCGCCTGCACTGAAGGCACCGCCTGCAACAAATCCCGCTCCTGCTGATTCAGCTCTTTGCTCTAAATCTGCGGGAGTTGCAATAAATCCATATCCTGCTCCAACTCCTGCACCTTTTCCAATGTCTTTTGCAACATTTAAGGCTTTTTGAGCTTTTGTGAGCTTTGCTGTATTTTCAACTGCGGCCGCACCTTTACCCAAGCCTGCCGCTCTTCCGACTGGTAGCATAGCAGGGATAAACTCACCTATTTGGCTCGCCAGTGGAACGGCTGACAAATCTTGTCGGGTCTGTTGCCGCCAATTATAATAATCGTTTAATTTTTCAGGGCTTAAAACTCTATCAGCTATAAAATCTGCTGCCTGAGGCATTGTATTAAGCTGAAATTTTCTTTCAAAGGGCCTGCCGTTATAAGATGCCGCTATTGATTCAGGCAAATCAACCAAGCCCTGCCCTATATCATATACACCTTTGGCCGCACCTTGAAGAACAGCCGCAGGAAGTCTTTTTATATTATTCGGGTCATTTGAGATATTCCCGCCTGTTACTTTCGCATTTTCGGCAACACTGCCGATAAATTGAGGAACACCCTCAATCAAGCCCTTAGCAACTCCTGACAAATCACGAGCGATATTGCTCAACCCCTGTCCGACAGTTACACCGCTTTTTTGAGTTTGTGGCTCAATCTCAGGCTCTTTATAGCCGTCTAAAAGACTGCCAGTATTGCCCTTACCTTGTGGCTGTTTTTCATTGTATCCGTCTAATAAACTATTCATTTCCCAAGTATTCCAATAATTTTAATATGTCATTTTCCGATTTAAGTGCTTTGTTTGGGTCTTCCCCATAAGTTTCAATAAACTTATTTTGTGCATATTTGATTTTATTTTCATCACCGCTTTGCAGAATTGCGTTATATTCTGCCAAATGTTTACCATACATAGGATTCTTGCTCCCGCTATTTTTACCACCCTCTACAAGCCCATTTCTGCCTGCTTTATTTGCAATTTGTTGATAAATGTTAGCTCTTTTTGCATTTGTTGCCGCATTTTGCTTTGCGACATCTAACATACCTTGTCTAATACCAAGTGAGCCGCTTTTATACATTGCATCTGTATCAGCTTTATCCTGAGCGATTTGAGCCATCATATTGCGGTAGTCTGCCATATTTTCTTTATACAAACCATCTGAAAGTGTTTTATAAACATCATCGCCGACATAACCCCTGAGAGTGCTTAAATCTTCGTCAGAATATCCCATCTGCCTTAATTTATCTCTATATAATTGATTCCTTAATTGAGCCTGCTGAGCTATATTGCCTGTTTTTATACCATAGCCGAGAGCTTGTGCAGGGCTTCCGCCAGTTGCACCGACAAGCCCGCCAACAATTAAAGATTTAACTAATGGCTTATCTATTACCCTTGCGAGAGTGCCTAAACCCTCGCCGATTTTTGTCATAGTGTTTTCATTTCTCGGAGCAATAAATTGATTATTATTCCAATGTCCTGCGTATTTTGCATTATCGCCTGTTGCATAGATACTCTCATTGCTGAAAGTTGCGTGATTAGGCATTTTGTATTTATCTGTAAAATGATTTTGAGCATTACCATTTGCAAGGTCAGTATTATTTAATACTTCGTTTTTCCAATATCCTTGCATGTCATAATCCTGAAAGTTGTCATTAGGGTTAATAAGCCCTTTCGCTTTCATATCATTAGCCCACATATCAAAAATCTTCTGTTCTTCCGCAGATAATTGAGTCCTATAATCTTCGGGATTAACAGAGGCTTTAAACTCAGCGGGGCTTAATCTTTTTTCAAGATTATTAAGCGAGAATGGCTGTGTTGCATTTTCTCTATATCCTGCCGCCAAATCACTAAGCGAGTTCATTATATTTGTTTTCGGGCTTGATTTTTGATTAACTCCGCCTATCAATACTTGCTCTTCTTGTGCAGGCTCTTGAACAGTTTGGCCGAGCGGATTATCTCTGCCCATACCCTTATTATATTGATTTATCCAATCTGCAATCTCAGGAACACCATTATTAAAGCCTTGACCGATACCCTCTGCAACTTTATCAGCCCCGATTTTATTTATTAAATCTACACTTTGAGGCGAAAAGCCAGTATTACCATTTCTGATTAAATCCTGAAAAGTGGACACAGCATTAAGAGCATCCAAATTCGCTTGCTGTCTTTGCATATCAGGAGTAATAATAGGTGTATTGTTTTTCAGATTCTTCAAAAATTCTAACATTGTTATACCTCTGCATTTATCTCGTTTATTCTGTCTTGTACTTTTGCAGGCAATTTAGAATAATCAACACCCATAAATCCAGTGTTTTGAAGATTATCAACAACCGCATCAGGATTTATGTCTTTGACTTCTTGTGCTATAACCCCTGCCCTTGTGCCTTGTGGCAATTCGTAACCATCTTTATAATTAAATTTGTAGATATTATAGCCGTCAATTTCATCAACTTTCTCAATGTTTTCCTTAATGTTTTTATCAGATAAGTACGCACCTAAGGCATAACCGCCTGCACCAATAGCAGAGTTACCCAAGCTCGTGAGGTTATTCCACAGAGAAGAGTTTGCAGCTTGCTCTGAATTAAATGCGTTAAGCTGATAATTGCTAACTTGATTTGATTGTTTTTGAGCTGTTGATACGGCCTGATTACCCAAGTTTGCACCCAATAAATATATATTCATCAACTGATTTATAAGATTTGAAGTATCTTGCGTATTATCCGCAATAAGCTGATTATTAAACTGAGCAACAGTGTCATTTTGGTCTTTTGAGAACTGATTATACATATCTGTTGCCTGCGATGACCTCAGCATATTTCTTTTAGCAAGCGGATTAATCAAGTTATTTTCAAAGGCCTTATTGCTTGCCTCAGAAAATGCTTGATTGAATAAATTTGATTTAGCTCTTGTCGTAGCATTATCAAGGCTCGGATTTAAGAGCTGGTTATACAAACTCGGCAGATTGTTTTCAACCCAAGAATTTGTATTTGTTAAGAAATCATTAAGTTTTACTGTTGTGCCGTTTGCTGTTGATGTTGCCGTAGCATACGGACTTGTTGAAGTTGTACTTTGAAATCCAGGAGCTTTTTTACCACCCATATATTTTACCTCTCATATTTATATAAATTATTACCAATCTTTTTAAATCCGCACCTTAAAAGGCACAATATCGCTGTTTTTCTCTGACTTTTAGCATAAATATCGCAATTATAGAAAGTTAAAGATTTTCTAAAACAATCCAAATTGATTTTATGTGTATGACGGCCCGCAAAAGCATTTACAAAAATTTTGCCATCTATCAGATAAAAATAAATACAGCCTATAAATTTGCCATCTTCATAAAAGCTGTAAAAGTGAGTATCTTTCAATACTTCATTAAAATCATCCTCACTGCCTATCTGCCTTTTACATTTATCATATAGAGCTTTGCACTCTTCATAATTAAAATTTGGATGATTCTGACAATAAATATCCATTTACACCTGCTTAATCTTTATTTTGCTAAACTCTAAATTTTTAATAGAGAATGTCTGACTTACATCATTAGAGAAGAATGATAACTCTAAGACTTTGAATGTCGCACTCGGTAATTTACCGACAGCACTCGTACTTTTTGGCGGCCAGTAGCTCTTATCCCAATATCCGACATCCCAATATAAAAAGTTCTTTAACTTTGATTTAACAAATTTAATTTTCGGACTTTTATATATATCAAAGTTTTTGACATATTTAACATAAAATTGATTGTTATACGGCATACTGAATGTAACTCTCGGAGAAAACACCAGTATTTTTAATGTATTATTTGCTCCCAAATTGCATGGTGAACAATTATAATAATGAGGAATATAATCGCCGTTAAAGCTATCTGTTACATATTCTTCTAATATGTTGCCGTCATCACCCGCAGAATACAGCTTGTTATTTATTACAGCAATGGAATTTATTTTTTGAGATTTTCTTTTAATCCATTCGCCTTTTAAATAATCATAAATGAGTATTATTGATGCCGCTTTCTGTGCAGTTACTTTTTTGTTACTGCTTGCTGTATATGTTGCATCATTATCGCCATATTTAATAACACTACTGCTTATTATCCAATCTGCCCCTGTGTATTCTGTTCCATCAGAGTTATACAACTTTGTAGGACTTGTGGAGCTGTCGGCATATATTATATGAGTGTCATAGACATAAGCATAAATGGTTTTTGGGTAATCGTAAGTTTCCGCTATCGGCAATACCCACCAAATTTCATTGCGACCCTCTAAAAATACCGAATAAGCCTGTATATTATTTAATTTTGTTGTATCAATTTTTTTGAAAATGTTTTGTACTTCTGTTGCAACATTTTGGCCTAATGTTTTTTCGCCGTTTATAACTTGCTTAAAAGAAAATACTGATTTTTTAGTATCATCATAGAAAAATAAATCTGTGTCGTGGAATACCAAAGAATCATATCCCGCACATCCACCAGGGGAATCATCCCCGATACTAAATACACCGCTTGAATCAGCCGCAACTAATAGAGAGCTGTCAGCAAAAAAGACCGCCAATGTCCCTAAGTATTCGTGAATTGCTGTTATATTCTTTAATAACTCAATATAACCGCTTGATGTAACAACCTGAGCATCGTGAGTGGCAAAATCATAAATATCTGCCTGCACTGAATACCAAAGCACATTATTTGATGCAATCCAAAGCCTGTTATCAAAAACTGCCGCATTTAATCCAACAACTGGCCTGCCGTCTTTATCAACAAGCTCCATATCAAGAATAGTATTAGGTAATACTATATTATTTGCGACTGTGTATGTTGCATCGTTACCACTGTATTGTACAGTTGATTCTGATATTTCCCAGTCTTCGCCTGAATAAAGCCAACCATCTTCATCATATAATTTTGTCGGAGTTGTCGGGCTGTCTGCATAAATTGTATGTGTATCATAAACATAAGCATACAAAGTCCTTGTAATGCCTATCTCAACAGTAAACATCTCTACTCCGTTAGTAAAGAAGAATATATCAGACCAACCCTGAGATATATCAAAGCCGTTAGCATTGTGCGTAGGTGTTAATCCGTCTTTTAACAATGTCAATTCTGAGCTTACTGTATTGTATAGATAAAAATAACCCTCTTGTAAGTCCTCAGCATACACAAAAAAGTATGTCGCTTGCTGTTGCATACTTTCAAATATCTTTATAATTTTTGCCGTTCCTACAAGGTCATCATTTATAGAGCTATTCCCCTTTACTGTTCTTATTCCTACACCATTATTCAACCCAGTATGGTATAACTCAACATTTTGAATGTCTTGTGCTGTAACAATATCAGAAGTAAAAAAGGCATTGTGTTCTCTAATGCCGCCAAATCTATTACATAACAATTTAATTACTTTTGACATAAATTTTACCACCCGATTGTTTTATCTTTTTCAATACCTTTGCAGAAATCTAACAGGATTTTATAAGCTGCATTATACTGCTCTTGATATGATGAATAGTTTTCATCCTCTTTTGATGCGATTAAATAAGTCATTGCCAAAGGCATCAGGGCCTTTAAGAATAAATCTTGATACTCTTCATCAATATCAATATAATCATCTTCTGCCTCTAAATTAGCCTTACTAATTCCGTCATCATCACAAGCCGCATTAAATGACAAATAGCCGATTTTAACTTCATAAATTGCATCAGGTGTCGGATAAATTAAAATCTTATTACCTTTTTTGCAAAAAGCCTCAGGCTCGCCCGCTTTCTCTTCTAATACTTCAATATCGGGGTCATATCTTAAATAATTTTTATTACAAATCACATCATAAGTTTTGCTGTGTTCAACTGTTTTCTTTAAGATTTTGCCTGCGGGGATATAGTATTCTGTTGTCCCGACTTTTGTTTTTAATTTTGTTGTTTTATATCTAAAAGGAAACTTATAAGAGTTCCAGAGGGCTGAAAGTGCCTTTTGTATAGAAGTAGTAACGGATTTTTCAAATTCATCCTCAGAGCCGACATCGCTATCAAACATAGACCATGCCTGCCCTGTTACTTCGTTATATACTTTTATAAAGGTTAAATCACTTTCAGCCATTTAAAATTTACTCCTCTGTTTCTTCTTCGTCAGAGCCATCAAGTTCGCCGTCTTCGGTTTCTTCTTCCTCGCCGTCTTCTTCTTGCTCTTCTTGCTCTTCTTCTGCATCTTGCTCATCATTATCAGCTTTTTCAATTAAAGCGATCAAGTCAGCTTTTCTGTCAGATTTTGAGTATTCAATCTCTCTTTCATCACAAATTGCTTTGAGTTCAGGAACAGTTAAATCATTTAATGTTTTTGGCTCTTCCTCGCCGTCTTCTTCTAAGACTTTCTGAGCAACAGTAGATTTAGGAGTTGCCGCCTCTTTATTGAAGTGTTCATCTAATACTTCGTAATTAAAAGGACTTTCTTTGTAAATTCTTTCACATTCTTTAACTGGTAAATCAAAAACATTGCCAGTCGGTAAGTATTTAATTTTCATATTTTGTAACCTTTCTTAATTGTGAGAAAGGGGGCAATCCCTGCCCCCGCCTCGTCATAGTCGTAACATAATAAGGAGAAATAAAATGCCCAACAAAGAAACTATGCTATCGGTTTTAATCCTACTCTTTTTGCTACTGCAAAGATGTTTCCAGTGAAACCACTTGCAAAATCAATGTTCAATGAGCCATCTTTATTTTCAAATCTTGATGGGTCTTGAATTTGAATAGCTGTAATAGCTGATTTTGGAAGTGTTATAGATAAATCGCCCAATACTGCGTTAGGATAAGCATCGCCTGCTTTAACAGTTAGCGAGCTATCAGCCGCCGCAGAGCTTACAGTGGTTGTATTTTCAACCATAATAAACAAAGTATTGTCTTTGTTTTTGAAAGCATTAGCAATTACAATGCCGTTTGCTTGTGTTACAGCTTGCTTAGTGCATTTTACACTGCCTGCTGATGCTGAGTTATCCAATACTGGATTTAATACATTAATTGAATCTCTTGTCATAGTTATTACCTTTCATTTTAAATTAGTACCAACATTTATATTCAAAAAGCGGGGAACTTGCCCCGCCTCAATTAGCTGATTGAAGTATCAATCGTAACTTTTGCACAACCAAATAAATCAGCTCTCGGAGCTCCTGCACCCATATAACCCCAACCTTTATAGCAAGTGTTGAAAGATTTATCAGGAACATAAGAAGTCAAGCTCAAATCTTTGCTTGCTCCGCCTGCCAATGTTTTACCCTTAATACCGAAAATAGGATAATAAGTTGTTGTACCTGATGCTGTTGTTGATGCAACATTGTTAGAAACAACAATATCCCATCCTGCTAAGCGACCGATAAAGCCATTTGCAACTTTTTTCTGACCGCTTTCAGTGTATTTAAGGTCATCTAATTGACCCAATACAAACTCATATTCAGGCGGGATAACAGCTATCATTTTGCCATCAATCCAAGCATTATGACCCTTTTTATCGCCTCTTTGGAACTTCGTAGCCATCAAGCTGAAAATCTTTTTAGCATTAGAAGTTGTAAGAGCGATTGCCGAGCCTGAGTTATCAACAATATGACCTGCTCTTGTATAGAGTTTTCCATAAAGGCTATCAAGTTTAGCGGCATATTGTTTTACGGCATCATCAGCATACTCTTTTGCTAATTTTACTTTTTGCTTAGCATCAGGAGTATTCTCAATTTGCTTTTTAACAACTTCATCAATTTCAAAGTGGACATAATGACCTACATCAAATTTTACTTTTACTACTGATGTTTGTGCTTTTTCGGCATCGCCGATATTACCGCCTGCATAATCGTTTAAAGTTACAACACCAGGCATGATAATATTAACTTCATCACCTTGATTTACACCAGTTTTTAATTCTGTGTGTGCTAACTGACCAATAACCAAGTTATCATAGAAGTATTTATTAAAAACTTGGCTAAAAGTTTCAATCATTAAATTTTCTACTGACATAATTTTACCTCTTTCTTTTTATATTCTGTTTTGTAATACCATCTTATATAAGCTCGCTTATTGCTTTTGATAGCTCAGCCCCGCTTAATTTATCCAAATCTACTTGATTTATTTTCTGTTTTGGGTTTGTCTTCGGGTTAAGGTTTTGCAAGTTGTTTATTGCATCTTCATTCTCTTTTTTAGCCTTTTGCTCTGCCTCATATTCGGCAATCCAAGACTTTTTAAGAGCATCTATTGCAGGGAAGAACTTTTCAGGGTCTAAGTCTGTGCCAATATATTGAAAAGCAAGCCCATAGAAGTTTGTAAACTCCTTATTTTTGAAGTAATCGCCGTAAGTCGTAACAACATTATTGATATGTTCTTCTGCCTCTTTCGCATTTTTGGCTCTTTCTTGCTGTTGATTATACAAAGCAAGCTGTTGCTTATATCCTGCAACCTTTTGCCCGACTTGAAAATGCACATCTGCGGGAAATTCCGCACTTATTGTCTGTGCAAGCTCTTGTGTAGGATTTTGAGAGTATTTAAGCAAAACATCTCTCATTCCTTGCGGGTCTTCGCAAAGTGCAATATACTCGTTGTAGCAATTAGCTGTAAATTGTGCCATTTGCGTATCAGCTTGTAATTGTCTTTGTCTTTCCTGCATAGCATTAAAATCGTTAAAGCCGTACTGCTTTGCCAATTCATCCTGCTGTTTTTGAAGTGCATCGGCTAAATTAGCCTTTTCTTGCAATTCTTGCTGTTTTTTCTCTAAATCAGAATTTTTCTGACTTAATTGCGTGAAGTTCGTATCACTGTCTTTGATGTATTTTGATAAGGCTTTTAAGTTTAATTGTCCGTCTTTGGTCTTAAACTTCTCAGGGATTTCAACCTCGCTATCGTCATCCTCTTCGCCGTCTTCGTTTCCATCATCTTGTGCATCGTCTTCATCATCGCCCTTTTTGTTAGGGTCTTCATCATTTCCCTCGCCATCGCCGACTGTCAAATCGTCATCTGTTCCGAGTTCATCATCACCATTATTAAGTGTTGAGTTATCGTCATTATCTGACGGCTCATTAATAATTGTGTTGTCTGAATTGTTCGGTGTTTCGTTTGGATTGATTGTAGTCTGCATACCCATAAATTTTTACTCCTTATTTTCTTTTCCTTTTCTATTAATAAAATCTTCCCGCCATTTGTCTGTGTTTGCGATACTCCGCAACATTCCGACTATTATAAGCGGGTCTGTGTTTCCTGTTGATAGAGTAACAATTCTATCAAGCTGTAAATCTCGTATTCTCTTCCATTCGTCTGAGTTTACGAGATTATTTTTTTCTATTAAAATATCTTTTTCACTCATTATTGTTGCCTTTGCTGTTGCTGTCCTGCCTGCATATCCTGAAAGCCTTGTATCATTAATTGTACTTTCGGGTCTTGCAATAAAGCCTGCTGTACTTCGGGCGGGATTTGTTGCTGTTCCTGAATAAATCTCTCAGGATTTTCAACTCCCTGCTGTTCCATATACCAAATGAAAATTTCTTTTGCATCTATCGGCAGATATTGAGCAAATTCTTTTATTGCCTGCACTGTTTGAACAGCTATATCTTTTCTCTCAGCGATTGCACTTCTATCAGAATAAGTGTACTTATAATCGCCTTGTCTGACAGCATCATCAATCTCTATAACTTCTTTTTTGTTGTCTTTGTTGATAAATAATGTTTCAATTCCTGCCTTAAATCCTGCACAAAGTTTAGCAACATTCTTAACATCAGGAATAATCAAGTATTGATAAATAATATCAAGCACCATTGAGAGCCTTGTAGATTGACCTTGCGATTTAACATTTATCTCTGTTGCTGTTTTTGCTCTTTCTTCTGCACTTCCGAGCATATTCGGGAAGATGCCCGATACTTCGCTCATTAAGTCAGACAAGAAAGAAACATCTTGCAAGAAGATGCTTGACTGGAATTGCATCGGAATTAATGCCGATGGGTTTTCAGTCGCAGGGTCATACTCAATAATTTTGCCTGGATATAAGTCAATCTCATCATCTTCAAAAAATCCCTCAGGAGCATAAATCGGGGGATTTTCATTTAATGACTGCATATCATAAGTTTTATTCATCAGCTCTTCTTGTGTTTCAGCCAGTTTTAAAACTGATATAAGCGGGCTTATACCTCTTTTTGTGTCAGGGTCAGTCAATAAAGTGCCGTAAGTAAACGGATTTATTGTCATATCGTTTTTATGAAATCTTACTAAGAATTTGCCTGCGATAGAAACTGCATGCCAGTTTTTTAAGATTGTGCCATTAGGCAATTTTAAATCGCCCCAGTGTTCCAATACTTCAATAGTATTGCCGTTTATCTCTTCATCAATTAGTTTATCATCTTTCTGATTTGACTGGTCAGAGCTTTCAGGAGTTTTTTTAATCATATTCCTAAGCTCTTCCGCCTGAGCCTTTGTTACTGTATAAAGTTTGTTATTGATGATATCTTCGGGAGTTTTCCAAGTTTTATAAATCTTCGGGCAACTATCCCAGTCATCAATTTGCGTATTATCAAATGCTAAGTCCGCAGGATTAACAGCATAAATGTATGGATTGTTAAATACTTCTCTTTTATCAATCCAGTATTTTTTGCCGTTTGCTATTGCATCTAAGACTGCAGGCAATTTTTCCAAGTCATTTTGGAATAGGTCTTTAAAATAGTTTATCGGTCTTCTTATCTCTTCTTCGGTCTTCTTCCAAGCCGTATATGAGATTAACTCGCCATAAAATAGCGAGTTATCAATAATTTGGTCTATAACTTTTTGATATTCCATTTTCTCAAAAATATCAACGAGCATAGCTTTTTGCTTATTTGATGCACTATCAGCCTCTTGATTTTCGCCTGAAACATCAAACATAGAATTGATATTTGAGTATGTATTCTTCCAAACAAAAGCCTTTAATGTCTGAAAATACATAAAGGTCTTGCACATTTTAACTTTTGCTTTCCACTTCTTTGTTTTATCGGTTTCTTTGGCAAAAGTTTTTTTGAAGAATACCTCATCAATGAGTTTTCTTGCATTATTTAAGTTTTCAGCCCTGCCCTCGTTATAAGTCTTAAAATCTGAGCGGATTTGTTGAGCCAATCTATTTTGCTCTTCTTCGTTCAGCTTAACAACTTTATCAGGTTTTTTAACTATGTATTCAAAACTCATTTACTTAACCCATTTAATCCTTTTCAAATAATCAACTTTCTTTTTAGCCTCTTTCTCAACTTCTTTCATTAAGTCGGGATTGTCTTTTACTTTTTCTGCTCTTTCCAAATCTTCAAGAGCTTGCCTGATTTCCCAAGCCTCAAAATTTTTCTTTTTCTTCATATAATCTGCCTCGCTCGTTATACATTCACATTTCATTGTTTTTCAAGTCCTTATAAAGTTTCACAAGAGCCACTCTAAAAACATCATTTTCTGATATTCCAAGCTCACTTATTAAAAAATCAAGCATTTTTCTTTGCTTGTCTGTTATTCGCACTGTTTTTTTAATTTCCATTTGCCAGTATTACCCCCGCAAAAATGAATAAAAATGCCGTCATTTTTACTGCTAAATTTTATCTGCATCAATGCCCTTTATAATAAACACATCTGGCTCTGTTTCTGTAACATCTTCTTTATCAATGTTCAGGGCTATTCTTTGCCCTTTTTGAGCCTTTTCAATACAAGAAAAAATCTTTTCTAAGTTAAAAGGATTTACATTTCCTCTTCGCTTAAATTCTGCTGACTGGTCTTGATAAACTTGCAAAATGTTTTTAACAACTTCTAAGCCGTCATTGTAAAGCTGTATGTGTTCTTCATTTACGGCAACTCTGCGGGCGATTTCTTTATCCCGCAATTTTTGTGTTGTTTCGGTGTCAATTTTGTGTTTTTCTTCTTCTCTTAATTCAACCCAATTCTCAGCTTTACATCTATCTCTGACAGACGATAGAGAAATGTTGTATTTTTCTTTAAGACCACGCAAAGTAAAATTATTGAAGACATAATCATTTTTGATTTTAATCCAGTCAATCTTTTTTCCTTTTTTCTTTGCTGTCTTCATTCAAATCCTCTGCCTGTTCTTTCTTGCATCTTTCCAAGTATTGAACAAGGATAGAGTTTTCAATTTCTTTTTTGGTTTTTTGTTTCTTCCTTGTCCTGAGTTGGTATCTGACATCTAATATCTCTTGCTTATCAAATAGGATAAAAGCTAAACCGCTCAGAAAAATTGAGGGAGTTTGAAAAAATATAAATCTTAAAACTTCTTTGAGCATTTATCCTCTTTTCTTAAAAAAATAGAGGGTTGTTTAATCCCCTCTTACATCTGCATCTTTTACCGAAAGGCTTTTTACTGGTAAATCTTTTACTACTTCCTTTTTTCCGTTGAGCCAAGATACAGCATTTTGTCTTATATACTGTTTCCCGCCCTTAGTAATGATTTTGTTTTCGCCGTAACGGATGCTTTTTGGCATCGTCATTTTGCAAGCCTTTAACTTCATATCCAAAGATGAATAATTCACAGAGTTTCTGTTTATCTCTGCTAATCGCTCCGCCTCGCTCCCAACTTCAAACTGAGTAAATATCACATCATCTTCTTTGCGGGTTTCTCTGAGTTCCGCAATCGGTTTTTTACATACTGGACATTTACCGAGTTTTAATAATCTATCATAAAAGCCTTTATTATCGTATAAATACCAAATATCAAACGGTTTGAAATCCTGTTTGCAGTGTTTCATAAGCCCTCATATACAGACAATAACTCCTGTAATTTACCGCCCATCAACTCCTTTTCGTCAATCCCTTGTCCGTATCCCTACGGCTGCACTACTTCGGTTGTCTGAGCAAATTACATTTTTTATTATAACTTAGTCGGCTGTCCTATGTCTTAATCTTTACAATTTATTTACATCTTATAACATTTGCTATACATTTGTTAATCATTTGCCATTAAAAATGTCATCTATTTAGACGATTTGTAAATAATTGTAAACACGAATTTTTTATAATACTGGCGGGGCTTTTCGGGTTTTCAATTATTTTCTTTTGATTTTTTGCACTTGCACTTTTTCAAATATCGTGCATAATGAGAATGTAAACGAACTGACAACAAAACGAAACGAAAGGCGGTAAAAATGAGATTATTAAACACTAACAACCACACAGACTTAAAAAAGTTTGCTCAGGCACAATTTTTAGTTAATTTTTATCAGGTAATCAACTTAAAAGACATTGTTTTATTAGAGTTTGGCGGCTCAAATGTATTAGTTGATTATTTGCTCTTCAAAGTTAAAGGGCTTACTTATTGTTACAGAGCAGGCAAGCTAAAAGTTGATAACACAGTAAACGATTTTGAAACAGTAGAATTAGCATAACAAAGAAAGGCGGTAAAACTATGTCATTAAATTGGAGCATTGAAAAAGTACAAGACTGGAAGAAAAAACGAAGAAAACAAAGAAATCGTGCAGTATTAAACGCAATTATTTGGAGTACGCTTGTAATCGGTTTTAGCAGTATTACAGAAAAAAATTACAAGAAATTTTATGCAAGACTTACAGCTATGGAGCATTTAAACGGAGCTTATTTATATAAAGGCGATAAGCCTGCATACATAACACTTGAAGAAGTGCAAATGTGGATAGGCTTATGGACAAATGCGGGCGATTTTTCTGCATCAGATTTTGAAAAAAGATTAGTAATGTAATAAGGAAAGGATAGAAAAATGGCAAAAGAAAGAATTTTATATTTTGAGGGTGCGGGCTGTGTTCCCAAAGGCGATATTGAAAATTGCAGAATTAGAACAGCTTTTATAAACAATGATGGCAAAGAGATTTATATTGAGCTAATGAACGGCAACAGATATGATGATAAAAACGGCAAAATTGTAAGAACTTCCGATAATGCTCTTTATATTGATTTTTGCCACTACATAACAGGCAATCCCGAAGACTGCAACATAAACAGATTAGACATTGAACGCAACGGACATATATCAAGAGATTACAATTATTGCAAAAAAGATATTTTGGAAGTCATTAACAAAAATTGTAATTGTGATTTTACAGATATGCAGGTTTTATCGGAATTTGAAAATTACAGAGTACACGCAGGAAACCATCAATATAACTTAATGGACAATCACAAGCTCAACCCGGGAAGAACGCAAAAAAGACAAGATGCTTATAACGATATGTATCAAAAGGGCTTAAAACTTAGACAATATCCTTGCATTTGTGTTAAGAATATCGCAGAAGACAGCATAACATTCAGATTTCCCGATACTGACGAGGCACTAAACAAAGCGGGCTTACAAAGAGAATACACATACAAAACAGCATAGAAAGGATAATGATAATGATTATCAATAAAGTAATTTTTAGTTGGCAAGACCCTGACAATATGGAAGAAATTAACACAATTACAACAATAGACCCATTCAGAGAATGTAATTGTTGCGATTATTCAAATTTTGAGCAATATCCGCAGTTGAAAAAGTTTATATCAGATGAAGAGTTGCGGGCACTCAAAAACGGCGATGCGGATTATATCGCTTTCAGGATAGATTATTAAAAATAGCTTATGGTATTATAAAAGTGAGGTAAACAAAATGGCATCAGGCGGTAAAAGATTAAACTCAGGCAGAAAAAAGGGGCAAATTTCCCCAAAGCCTAAGCAAAAAAATAGAACAATAAGGCTTGATGATGAGCTGTATAACAAATTCCTATCAAAAGGCGGTATAAAATGGCTCAGGGGCTTATTATCAGAATAACAAAAATATAACAAAGTTATGGCAAGTGTTTAGCATTTGCCATAATTTTTTATGCGTTTGTTATAGCAAAAAATAGCAAATAAAAAGAAAAGAAAAAGAAAAGAAAAAGAAAAGTAAAATAAAGTATATAAGAGATAGATTAAATTAAGATATACAACTAATTAGAGCTGTGTTTTAATTCTCTTATTTTTTCTTCTTGTTTATCTGTCAATGTTAATGTAAAAATCTCATTCAATATCTTTTCATAATCATCATTTCTTACAGTAGAAAGATACTGAATAGCTTTTAATTGTTTTTTCAGCTCTTTATTTTCCTGATAAATAGGATTTACTAAGCCGATTATTAAAGCAAGGATTATAAGCCCCGCAGGAATTGTAAAAACATTTTTCATACTACCTCGCAATCCTTGAATACCATAATACCCGCCCGACAACTTCAAAATCAAAATCTATGACCTTTGAAAAATCAATATAATACGGGTCATATTTTGGATTATCCGATACAACTTTTATTTGCTGTGGCGGGAGCTTTTGTAATCTTTTGCAGAGTAATTGACCATCAGACCTGATAATATAAATCTGTCCGTCTATTATATCTTTTTTAGATTTATCAACCATCAGGGCATCGCCGTCTTTTATCTCAGGTAGCATGCTATCCCCGCTCGCGAATATAATATCCGTTTCTGCAATACTTGCCCCGAGAGCTTTTAATAAAAACTCTGAAACAGGATATACAGCCGTTTGACTTTCATCATAGACATATACACCATTACCGCAAGATGCTGAAATATCCCCCTTGATTGGCAAATACTTAAAGCCTGCGGGGTCATCATTTTTTAAATCATTTACCCCTTTTATAAAATCCTCTGTGCCGAACTGTTCCGCAGTATCGGATATTGTCATACAAAAGGCATCTTCAAGCTGTTTTAATCTGTGAGGCGGGAGCGGTTTATTAAGCATCGCAGTTATTCTCTGCCGAGATACTCCGAACACTTCCCCTATTTGCTCTCTTGTTACTTTTTCCCGCTTTTCTGCCGATATTTCGTTAATAATGTCTTTTAGTTTCTTTTTGTTGTCATCTTCCGATGGCTCTCTCTCAGGTTCTTCAATCGTTATGTTAAAGCAACTTTCAAGCATTTGTATCTCTGCATCAGAAAATTTGCTATTCCTGCCCGCTCTTTTATTGATTGTAAAAACATTGGATTTGATAGCATTTGCAATCTCAGACTGGCTTACATTCCGCCCTAATTTAGTGATTAAGGCTTTTGTTACATCTTCATAACGCATCGGCATAGTTATATTCCTTTCTGTTTTATTAAGTTTTGTAAACAATAAGAAACCTTATTTTGTCTATATTCCTGACATTTTTATAATACTTTTGTATGATATTTGGACATCGCCTATTGCATAATTAGACATTATCGGTTATCATATTATTAACAAGTTAAATATAGTTTTAACGAAAACGCAACGAAAGGCAACAATATGACATTAGATTTAACAAACAAGAGATTTGCTTTGTATGTTCCGCTTAATGAAGATATGGAAATCAAAAAGCAATACCTAATGCAAAAAGGCTTTAATGTTGCGGTTTTAGTCAGAAACTTTATCGCAGATGTATATGAGAGAGAGAAACAAAAAGAAACTTCTTAATGTACCCTCTTATTGACATTATAAACGATAGTAAACAAAATTCAACATCTGAAATGACAATTTTTTACAAATTATTTACATAAAGAAAGGCGGTAAACAAATGGAAATTATCAAAAAAATTGTAAGGGCAATTAAAAAGAAAATTGCAGACGAAAAAGAACGCAGATATTACGAAGTGCGTTATGAGTGGATTAAGTTTTTTGAGCAAAGAGAAAAGCATCTTGGCGGTGTTAATCTTCCTGCTTTTATGTTGGCTGACCAACAAATGAAAATTATTGAGGCTAACAACGAGCTTAACACTTATTACAAAAAAATTATGAATTACAGAAAACAGAAAGCAGTAGCTTAATTTATTGAAAGGCGGTAAACAATGGCAACACAAATGATTTATTCAAACGATGTAAAAGAAAACAGACACGAGTATATCGGGGCATCCGATATAGGTGTAGTTATGGGAGTAGGTCTTTTTAAAACTCCATTCCAGTTATGGTGTGAAAAGACACAGAGAATTAATCCCGAAGAAAGTTTTACAGAAGAGCAAAAAGAAAGAATGGATATGGGCAATATGCTTGAAGATGTAATTGCTCAAAAATATGCTAAAAAGCATAATGTATCAGTTAGACGAGCTCCAAAAGTATATGTGCATCCTGATTATCCATTTTTGAGAGCTCACGCAGACAGAATTATAACAGGCACAGAAAAAGGGCTTGAATGTAAGAATACATCTGAGCATAACTTAGACAAATGGCAGGGAGCTGATATTCCTGAGCAATACATTTTACAATGTCAATGGCTTATGGGGCTGTCAGGTCGTAAAGAATGGGATATAGCAGTTTTAATCGGCGGCAACAAATACAAAGATAAACCGCTCAAATTTGACAAAGACCTATTTGATATGATGGTTGAGAAAGCCGTTGAATTTTGGAATGAAAATGTATTGCGTGATGTTCCGCCTGCACTTACGGCAGAAGATAACGAAACAATGAAAGATTTATACCCTGCAAATGACGGCAATTTACTTGATTTATCAGGTATTGAAGAAAGTCTATTGACCTCTTTTGAGGATGCAGTTGCTCAAAGACAAGAACTAAAAATGCACCAAAAACAAATAGAGGCAGAATTAGACGAAGTTGAGGCAAAAATAAAAGATGTTATCAAAACAAATGATGGTGTTACAACTCCAAAATACAAAGTAACTTGGAAAACTCAAAAAGGTCAGGTTAAGTACGACAAAGAGCAAATGATGGCTGATGGTGTTTATGACAAGTACGCATCTCAGGGTGTTATCAGAATGTTAAGAGTAGCGGTCAATAAAGATAGCGAGGTGGCATAATGGTAGCAAATCAAGTTATAGAAACACAGCCAGTCGTTTTGAGTGTTGTTGAAACATCACCCGACTATGTTAAAAAACAAGTTGAAAAAATCAGACTACTGCAAAAGACAATACAAGAGGTCTTAGTTTTAGATGTAGATTACGGCAAAATACCAGGTTGCGGGGATAAACCGACATTATTCAAATCAGGAGCAGAAAAAGTCTGCATAACTTTTGGATTACAAGACAGCTATGAGATTATAGTCAGCAAGGAAGAATTTGAGGGCAAGGGCTTTTTCTCATATACAGTCAGATGCTTTTTGTCTTCAAATGGTGTGAGAATAACTGAGGGCTTAGGTCATTGCAACTCAAAAGAGAGCAAATATGCTTACAAATGGCTTACAGCTAAAAAGCTCCCGCCTGAGTTAGACCCTGAACTCTTGCCGAGAAGAGAAAAAACAGGCGAATACGGCAAATACTTTGAGTATAGGGTTGAAGAAGATTGCAACTCAAAAGCTAATACTATTCTCAAAATGGCTAAGAAAAGGGCAAAAGTTGATGCAGTCTTATCAGTCGCAAACTTATCAGAATTATTTACTCAGGATTTTGATGACCTGATGGATGATATTGAAACTCCGCAGGATAAAGTTGAAAACCTAAAAGAACAATTAAAAAGTAAAGAACAGGCTAAAAAACAGGCTAAAAACGAGCCTGAAAAAACAGCCGAATATATTTGCTCTGAATGTGGCAAAACTATTCAGGAAACTGTATTTGAATACAGTCAAAAGAAGTACAGTAAACCGCTTTGCTATAACTGTCAGCAAAAATTAAGAGCAAAAAAAGCAAGTTGATTGTTTACCGCAATCAAGGCAGGGGGATTTATTCCCCTTGCCCCTTTCAATCGGTAAAAGGAAAAGGCAAAAGGTAGGACAAATGGACAACAATGAAGTAAAACTCTTAGGAAGAGTAGGAAAGATTGAAATTGAGTACAAAGAAAACGGAACAGTTATAACGACTGTAAATCTTGGAGTAAAGAACAGAAAAAAGGAATATGACAATTTTTATATTACTTTTTTCAACACTAAAAACAAAGATACCGCAGAATTACTCGCAGACCAGGTAAAAGAGGGCGATTATATCAGAATAACTGGCGAGCTTACAGTTGATAAGTTTACACCGAAAAACTCTGATAAAGCTGTTTATAAGACCAAACTAATCGGATGGGGTTATAAAAAAGTCCGATGGAATGACGAGAAGAGGACATTTGTAGATGAGGATGAGCCTGAACAAGTGGAAGAATGAACCGCAATACTGCCACTGGACATTATCTGCTATCCAGTGTTATTTGCGAGGTTGTGTTTGCGATGGCTGTTTTTATCAAGATTTTTTCACAGATAAAAACCAAAAATGCCAAATGAAAAACGCAATTTTAAATCTAATACGCAACAAAGGGCTACCGACATACTTAAAAAGGAAATCAATTATTGAGGAATGATGCAAAAGGTTAAAGAGAAGACAGTTGAATATTTCCCGCACGATTACCACGCAAGAGATGATTTGCAAGAGGTATTGCAAGTCTTAGGACACGAGGGCAAGAGCATATATTGGGATTTAGTTGAGATGCTCTATGAGAACGGCGGATATTTGGAACTGGCAAAAATAAAAACTTATGCCTTTACTCTTCATACAAAGCCCGAAGTAATTGAGAAACTCATAAACGATTTTGAACTATTCAAAAAAGATGAAAACAACTTTTGGAGCGATTCTGCACTCAGACGATACGCAAAAAGAATAGAGATTGCAAAACAACGGAGTAACGCAGGAAAAATTGGAGCTAACAGGCGATGGAATGAAGACCCGCCAAAACAACAGAAAGCACCGAAAGAGCCAAAGGAAAAACAGCCAAAAGAAGAGAATAAACAATTTGACGGAATGAAGTATATCAAGCTGACGGAAGAACAGCATGCAAAAATCATCAAAAAATGGGGCGAATATAAAACCGCAAAAATGATTGAAATTCTTGATATATGGTTTGACACAGGCACTAAAAAAGCAAAAGAGGCACGAAAAAACTCAAATCATTACGCATATTTTAGAGCAGACGGATGGCTCTCAGGAAGAGCAGACGAAGTGATTAAAAAGGAACAAGGGAATAAAAACAATGCAATCAGTACAGAATACGGCACTTATTAACGAAAATATAGAGAACGCAATACCCGAAAGCGAGCAAAAAATATGTGAGCATTGCGGAAAACCTTATATACTTAAAAAATTTTCTGCAACTTCAAAGGGCATCTATTTTCCTGCTTGTGATTGCAATGACAGAATACTCGCTCAGGAAGAAGAAAGAAAAAACCGCAAAATTAACTATGCCAAACTTAAAAAAAGATACATTGATGCAGGCATACCGCCTATTTTCAGGGGCAACAGGCTTAATGATGTCTATATAAAAGGTCAATTAGTCCGCAAGGGGCTTAATTGCGAACATAGAGAAGAGGCAATACAATACGCAACATATTTCAGACCGAAAAAACGCAACGGATTCCATTTTGTCGGTACAGTCGGAAACGGCAAGACAACACTTGCTATTGCTATCGGCAAGGAATTAATCAAAAAAGGTTATACAGTCCGATTTATGACATTTGCTCAATGTATGCGGATTTTACAAAGCACTTATTCAACAAAAAATCCAAAGACTTTTGATGAACAAATAGCGGATTTTCTGAAAATAGATTTATTAATTCTTGATGATTTTGGCAGAGATGGATATAAAGAGCAGAAATTGGCGGATGCTTTTGAATTTCTTAACTCTTTATACAACTACAACAGTAATGTAATCCTGACATCTAACCCTGAGATGATAGAAAAAATCAAATCAATACCTGATTTTGGGGCTATGTTAGACAGATTTCATAAAATGGCAAAGTACAAATTATTCAAAAATCCGAGTTACAGAAGAGGGGGGATATAACTATGAGCCAAACTCAAAGGATATTAGCACATCTTCAAATATACGGCACGATTACAAATATGCAGGCACACGACAATTACGGCATCAGGCACTTGCCCGCAGTAATCAGAGATATAAAAAAATATCATCCCGAATTGGTTATAACAGATCACTGGGAAGACGGCAAAAACAGATACGATGAAAAATGTAGGTGGAAAGTGTATGAGCTTAAAACACCCGCCTAAGTTGATGGATGAGGAAATAAAAAAATATCCGATTTACATAATCAACACATCGGGCAAACTAATAAAGACAAACAGAATAAAAAGCACAAAGGATTATAACCATAATCAATGCAATTTACATCACTACATACCATACAGCGATTATGAGCAAAACAAACAATGGTATATAGAGCGGGGAATAGAGCAAAAACTAATCTTAATGACAATTCCCTTACACGAACAATTACATAATCAAGCTATTAAAAACCTAACAGACGAGGAATTTAAGGCAAAATATAAAATCTCAAAACACGAGCTTATATTTAACAGAAAATACAGCGACTATAAGGAAGTAAAGGAAAATGAACGAATTAACAGAAAAAGCGATGCGTGAGGCTTTCAGAGAAACAACCAAAGATATAGAAGAAAGTCCGATTTTACAAAGTATGTTTTCAAATGGTGTAAAGAATTTTTCCAGGTGTAAAGATTTAGCCAGTTTGAAACTTGAAGACAAGCTCTATTATGCGATGGTGTTAGGTTATTCTTTTCAGACAATTTTACAAAGAGAATTTTTAAATGATGTCCGAAAAGACTGCATGCATCAAGTCAGAGATGGTTATGAGATAAAAGACGGCGATAATACACAAATTATCTTAGCCCCGAAAGGCTCAGAGCTTTCAGACAAGGAAGTAATTGAGCTTGCAAGGGAGCATTTAGGGATAGGAATTGCCGATACTGCGACAGTCCGCAAACTTTCTGAGATAGAAGTTGCAAAATACAAAAAAGAAGTAATAAACGAGATAAACGAGAAAGGGAATTAACAATGGCAAAATTATCTTTTCATATTGAAAAACAGACATTTATAAACTTTATAAAAAACTCTCATAAAAACGCAGTTAATTATGAATGTCTAAATTTATTATCAGGTCTGCACATAGTCAAGACAAAGGGCAAGAATGAGCTTAAATTTGTAACGACAGACGGCAATAGATTGCATGTTCTTACAATAAATAACCTTGATATTATAAGAGAAAAAGGGCAATTAAAGCCAGTTACGATTGATTTAGAAAAATTATCAAAAATATCTTTCTTTAAGTTTAAAAAAGATGTTTTACATATATTGCAGGTAACTATTGACGATACAAGCGGTATGACGATATTTGACCCATTAGCTGATATTACATACAAAATCTCATTATTACAAGGGCAATATCCAAAATGGGAGCAATTATTTGATAAAGAATTTTATAAATCAAAAAAAAGACAGAGTGTATATGTAAACTGCGATATACTTTGTCAAGTTCTGCAATCAACCGCCCGCAATTTTAGGAATCAAATTGTAGAGCTTAACATTGATAAAAATAACAACTTGGAAAAGATTTATATTTACGGCAAAGACCCCGATGACAGATTCAGCACGACTACTATTTTAATGCCGATACAGTTAAGAGATGGGGAGTTTCACGATGGAAGTTACTAAAAAACAAGTTGAAGAGATTAAAATAACGGCGGCAAAGGGGCTTGACCCGATAACAGTCTATATAGACGAAAGGAAAGACGAAGAATATCAGGGCTGTTGCGATGCTGATGTGAGATACAAAGGCAGAATTACGATACTCTGTTATGGCTTAGCACTCAATTATTTTTGGGGAGCTATGGGCAGTCCGATGAAAGAATTTTTCTGCACTGCATCAACTGGTTATATTGCGGATAAATTTGAGCTAAACGCACGAGAAACATTTAAGCCGCAGGCATACACAGGCTTTTATGACGAAAACGGCGAATGGCAGACAGTAGAAGCAGAAGTAGATATAGAGATGTCAGAACATCATCGCAAATATATATGCAACATTATTGAGGCTGTTAAGGCGGCTTTCAGAGAATTACTAAGGGAAGAGAAATGATAGATAGAGATTTAATCGGCAGGGAGCAAGTCTATTTGATAAATGACAGCTTTCAGAACAGAAAACAGTATAATATACCAAAGGCTCAGCTTGTAATTGCTGATATACCTTATAATGTCGGCAAAAATGCTTATGCAAGCAATCCTCAATGGTATGAGGGCGGGGATTTATCTAACGGCGAAAGTAAACTTGCAAACAGTCAATTTTTTGATACTGATAAAAACTTCAATCTTAATGAGTTCTTTCATTTTTGCTCAAAGCTATTAAAACCTGAGCCGAAAGAAACAGGCAAGGCAGGATGTTTAATTATCTTTTGTGCTTTTGAGCAACAATTTGAGCTTATAGAGTTAGCAAGGCAATTTGGATTTAAAAACTATATACCTTTGAGTTTTTATAAAAATTACAGCCCTCAGGTATTAAAGGCTAATATGCGGGTTGTCGGCAATACTGAATATGCCCTGATATTTTACAGAGATAAATTGCCGAAGTTCAATAATAACGGCAGAATGATATTTAACTCAATGCCGATGGCAAGAGATACGACAACACCAAAAATACACCCGACACAAAAACCGATATGGACACTCAGAGAGCTTATAGAGATATTTACTGATGTCGGCGATGTAATTATTGACCCTTGTGCGGGGAGCGGCTCAACTCTTTTAGCCGCACTTCAACTCAACCGCAGGGCATACGGATTTGAGATAAAAAAAGAGTTTGTAAAAGGATTTAATGAAAAGCTCAAAGTAAATGTGCAATTTGGATTACTGAGCTATGCGGGGGATGCAGGATGTTAGTATTCAGACTTAAAAAAGAATGGTTTGACAAGATAAAATCAGGCGAAAAAACGCACGAATACCGCAAAATGACGGATTACTGGAAAACTCGGATGTATAATGCGATTGACCTTGCACACAAAGGCGGGTATGACCTTGAATGTCTTTTAACATTGGGCTATCCGACAGCAGATGAAAAAGATAAAATCCTAAAAGCTGAGATTTTATCAGTTATTCAGAATATAGACGGCAAAACAACCGATTTAAAATGTGATGAGCCAGTATTTGATATAGAAATTAGATTAAAAAAGGAGTAAAAATATGTTTAATTTTCTGAAAAAACAGGACACTATTGAGAGTGCGATTAAGGCCTTAACAGATGAGGCAAGATTTATGACCGACTGTATAGAAAAAAATACATTGCAAAACAGAGTATCAAAACTTGAAAAAGAGCTTAAAGATACAAATTTGGCAGTGCAGGAGCTTTTAGAGCTTGAAAAAATGTCAGATGAAAAGATATTCAGCAAATATCAATACAAAAGATGGGATGAAGTGCCAGTAATCATAAAAAATTATATTGAAAAAAGATACGGCTTTTATGTTGTCAGTGCGTTTAGCGGCAAGGGCAGATATTGCGGGCCTAAGCTATTTGTTTCAATGGATATAGAGCCTTATATGGGTCAGGCTTTTGATAAACATAAATCATTAAAATTAGAGGACTAATAAAAATGGAAAAATTAAAGGCTTATATTGTTTCAGACCTATTATGCGAGAATTACAGTGTTACTTTTGCTAAAACAAGCGGGCAGGCAAAAAGCAATGTAATAAACTCTTGGGATTTTCAAGACTGCGACTATACCGAATTACGCACACAACGCAAAAAAGAATGGGATAAATACGCAGATTCTAAAAAAATCCCAGTAGCAGAGCTGTTAAAAAATTGTTGGTGGTTTGAATGTAAAGGCTGTGGAAAGCAACTAATGGAAGATGACATTATAAGCGGTGATGCTGTCATTATTGAAGACTATGAACGCAATGACTTTGTACAGGGCAATATAATGTGTAAAGAATGTGCAGAAAGGGAAGAATTATATGTTTGAAAGATGTAAATACGCAAATGATTGCGATGCACAATGCGATGGAGCTATTGAAAACTCCGAAACTTGCGACAGTTTTCAACTTCATCAACAATTAGGGCAAGCAGTAAATCAGTATAATCAAGTAGTTAAGCAATATAGAGATTTACAGTCAGAATGTAATGTTTACAAAAAGGCTCTTGAAGAAATAAAAGAGATTGCGGGCAAATTTGATTATTGGAATAGCAATTTACCTGAGGCAAGTAATGTAATCAACGACATTAAAGAAAAAATCAACGAGGTACAAAATGGCTAAGTGGGTAGTTGATAGAATCGGTAAAATACAAGTTTGGTATCCTGCGGAGTTTGTAAACGAGATAAAAAATATCGCAGAAAAAGCCCTCAATTTAGCTGATTATAAGACATATTTCAAGCGAAACAATGTAAGTGTAAAGCAAGAGGGTTTTAAAGCCCTGCAACAAATAAAAGATTTAATAGAAAGTGAGGACAAATGAAAGATTTACTGGGATTATTTTTTCTGCCGTTTGCTATGTCAATAATAATCTTATTATTGCTCTATGCACAGATTAAGTATTTTTTTGGCTTAGAGAACGATGAGGAAGAGTAGCATGCTGAGCATAGACGATATTAATCGCTTAGAAAGAGAAAACAAAAAATATAGGCAGTTTTTGGAATGGCTCTTAAAACAGCAATACTATATTTTGCATAACAATCTTAAAAAGAAAATAAAAGAGGTATTGAATGAAAAAAGATTGTAAAACTTGCACAGTAAATAGCACAAATGATACAGTGGAAACTTGCACAAGACCCTGCTATTTAAGGTATCAAAAGCATAGAAAAGACAGGATTTGCGATTTAGAAAATAAACTAAATAAATATAAATCCGCTCTTGAAGATATAAGAAAAATTTGTAATCAGACGGCGGGTGTATTTACAAATGCAAAAGTTGTAGGAATTATCAACGAGGTGTTAGATGCTTAGAATTATTCTTTTTATCGTGATATTATACGCAATTAGGCTGTATTTTTATTTTTCAAAAGAAAATAATCGCAATGAATTAAAAAATATAAACTTACAACCTGGAAACATCACTGAATATGACCCAAAAGCAGAATTGCATCCATTTTTTGCAACAACGGCCGATATGGGTTTTTGGGATAAAGACGGCAATTATATAGAAGACATACAACCGATAACAGATAAGGATTTAATATAATGGATTTTGACAAGACAGAAATTGAAACAATGATAAAAAACAAAGTTGAGTATGCGGGCAAAAAGTATGGCAAAGATGTAAAAGCTCTTATTGTTGAGATTTTGAGCTTAGAAAAAGCACTCAGGCCCGAAAATAACAGCCGCCTGATTCCGCTCTCATTATGGGATAAATACTATGATTATCCGACTGTTGCGGGTATGAGAATGAAAGTATTTAATGAAAATCGCAACGGATTTAAAGAGTATGGAGTAGTCCGCAGAGATGGCAAGCGGGTTTTAATAGACGAGCAGGCATACAAAAGATGGCAGAGAAGAGATGAGGCTTGCTAAAAATCAAGCATCATATTGCTGACTTTATTTGCGAGGTTAGCTGTATGTGTTTCTGTTAAGTGTGCATATCTTTTTGCCATACTTTGAGAAGTCCACCCGAAAAGCTCCATAAGCTCAATTATTGTAGCCCCGCTCATAAGAAAATAACTTGCGGCAGTATGCCTCAAATCGTGGAATCTAAAATCTTTTATCCCTAAATCTTTAATTAATTGCTCAAAAGCTCCTTTCATATAGACCATGCCAGTCTTTTTATTATTCAGGAATAAATAACCTGATTCAATGTTATATATTTTTATATAGGCCTTGATTTTTATAAGCAGTCTGCGTGATACTGGAACACCTCTATTAGTATTGTTTTTAGTGTTCAAATAGTGGATTTTCAAGTGTTTGAAATCTATATTTTCTACTTGTAAATCTCTGACCTCAGAATATCGGCCGCCAGTCGTGAGGGCAATGAGTACAAATATATACAGCCGATAAGATTTTTTTCTTGCTCCCGCTTTTAAAATTGCAATTTCTTCTTCTGAGAGAAATCGGGTGCGTAAATCGGGCAATTTTCTTTTTTCAACATCGTGCATCGGATTTACGGCCCACAATTTATATTCTTTCATTCCAAAGGTTATGACGGCAGAAAGAGCCATTAGATATTTATTTATAGTGCTACTTCCCCTCAATTTTCCTGCGGGTTTTATGCAGTCTTCTGTCATTAAGAGCCTTTTGCAGTCGGCTAATATAGAAGATGTAACCTCAGAGCATTTAAGACGGCCTATTTTATCCCGCCACCAGTCATACATCACTTTGTATTTTTCGGGGTATGAATAGCGGTATTTTGCCTCATTTTCTTCAAAATAGGTTATTAAATCGGCCATAGTTTTAATAGTTGCCCCGCCTGCAATAACTGGATTTTCCGCATGCTCAATATAAGTGCCATTTTGCATAGCGGTTTCAACAGTGTTAGCCCAAATTTTTGCATCGGTCTTCTTTTTAAAATACTTGCATTTTGTGCTATAACCTTTAATGCGTACTAAGGCTTTATATTTTGTTTCTTTTTTGCCTTTAACTTCAACGATGACAGACATTAATTTACCTACAATTTGGTACACTTTTGGTACACTCTTTTAGAAAAAGTGAGAAAAAGTATAAAAACATCATAAAAACAAAAAACTAAAAAATCAAGCATTTATTATATTTTATCACTTCTTATTGTTTCTCATTATTTCAAAAATACCCCCGCACGAAAACTTAATATCCTCGTGTTTATTTAATGTTGCAGCCAATTAACTGCAACTTTTTCTTTTGTATAGCCTATATTTTAGGCTATTTTCTTTTTTATCGGCAAGTCTTAAAATCTCATTTTTGGTACAAATTTGGTACACTACATTTTATTTTTAATAAAAATCGTTCTTTTTTGTTTCTTATTATTTATTATTATTTATATTTATTTTAACACAATAAAACACCCACCCCCCTGATTAAGAGGATGGGTGCTTTTAGAAAGGAAGTATCAAAATGAAAAAGATACTTAGGAATTGAATAATTGTGTTTCTTCCGCTCTTCTTTTTACAAGTCCAGGAAGAATTTTGCCGCCGCCTCGTGTCCATCGGGCAAACTGCAATGATGCCTCTTTGTATAATTTGCGGTTTAACAAGCTCAGCAAAGTTGATTTACTAAACTGGCCATAGCCGATATTGTATTCAAATGATACAAGTGCATCAAATTGATTCTGTGTTAAAGGCACTTTTACGAGCTTTTCAACATTATTGCAGTGAATTAAGACATCAACATTAAAGTATTTATCCGCCTGCTCTTGTGTAATTTTCAAGCCTGCGGTTACATCAGGGCCAGTATGGCCATATCCGATTGTCCAAACTCCTGCGGGGCATTTATAGGCCGTAAGCCTGCAACCCTCATATTTTTTTATTAAAGATTTTCCTTTATCTGACAACTTCATTGCATCATCCTTTCCAAATCTTCTATTCTATTATTAGCTACTTTGATTTTTTCTTTTTGGATTCCCTGCTCTCTTTCAAGTGCGTATGTCCGCTCAATAAGGTTATTATGCTTATCTTGCTTATATTCAACTCGGTTAAGATGCTCAACAAAATGATTTTTTATGTCGGTTATTTTTTCTAATAAATAATCTTTCAACTCTGTAATCCGTTTTTCGTTGAAATTTTCGGCTTTTTCCTGATTTTCTTTCAATGTTTTAATTGTCTGAATATAAATCCCCGCCATAAAAGCTATTGCAACTATATTGATCGCAATGTTAATTGAAAACTCATTTTGTATTGTCATCATTTTCCTCTTTCTCTATCCTTTCTTCATAAAACACCCAATTTTGCTAAGGTCTGTAAGATACCCTCAATATATTTATCGCCGTTAAAATTTGGCAGTTTTACCCCCATAAATTGCGATAAATACCTAACTATACATTCTTCCTTTGCATATTTTCTTAAATCATCACAGCCCCTAAGATTATTATTTTGCCTCGTGGCCAATACGAAATTTTCTGAGCAAGACTTCCCGCCTTGCGAATGCGGCTTTAAATGTTCCAGTGTAACATTTTTCTTGCTCAATTTATCGCCGTAAAAATCATAAATAACTTTTGGGAATTTGCCTTTTTTATATAATGTTTTGAGCGGATGATGATAGCCGAAAGTAATCGGCGAGGGCTTTTCAATTCTCATTATCCGACTTCCTCTATCCCGAAAGTGTCAATATAATCCTGAAAATGTGCAGGAGTGATGCAATGTGCAGGCAGATTATAGTATTTCATAACCTTAGGGCAACAATTTGCGATATATTCTGAACAAATCAGGCCTTTTCTGTCTTTTTGCTTGCCGTTATCGCCGTTAAATAGTGCAACTCTCAGCAAACTTCTTATATCGCCAATACTGTAAGACTGGCCGATAAGAGTTTCAAGATTTTTTCTATTAAGCGGCAAAGGATAGATTTTATATTCTGTATTGAATTTTGGCTCAACTTTTTCCCAATCGGCCGCACGATAATGGCGAACACCTGACGGAATACCGAATTTTTTAACACCATCAGCATGGCTCTCATATACCCACCATTCCCCAAAGCGATAAACAAGCCCGCATATATGAGTAGGAATCTCAGAAGAGTTAGGGGCATAGTCTTTTGAAAATTTGCGGATTTCTTTTGCAATAAAAGATGTGCCGTATTGCAAGCCGATATATGTTTTTCTTTTATTCAGTTTTGTTAAGTCCATCATTACCCCCTTTTCTTTTTAAGTATGCTTTTGACTTCTTTTTAAGCTGTTTTTGCAGGAGCTTATTAGCTTTACCAAGAGATTTGACAGTTACATCAGCAATTTTCTCTTTTACTTCATCAGGAAGTATCGGCACTCCGTAAGTTGTCAAATAGGCATTTGCCGCAGTTATCCCCGCAATAATTGCTTTCTTTTCAAGTTCATCAACCTTATTACATTTATCAAGATTTGCGAGAATTTTATCAGCTATAAAGTCTTCTAACTTCTCTTCTCTGAAATCATCCAGTTTTATTATGATTTTCTTAATTTTCATACTTTCCCCCAAAAATTTGACCTCTCAGAATGGCCGTTAAGCCCCCTAAAATAAAAATTAGGTATTATAATACCCCCGAAAATTATGTATTTTCTTCGGATTTTTCCCTTTTTATTGTCCAGTAAAACTCAACAAGATAACTTGCCGCATCAAAAATATGCGATAAGAATTTATTGTTTCTGTCCTGCTTAATTTGATGATGTGTAGGCACATCAATAAGGCTCGTACCCTCTTTGAATTTCAAATTATATATATTGTGTAATAACCATTTGCATTTAGGGTCAATAAACATTCTAATATCGCCGCTCGTGTTCATAACCCTTGCATTAAAGGCCTCAACTCTACGCATAATCGGCGGGTTAAAGTTTCTTATTTTAATTTTCGGCTTGTAGCCGTATTTTACAAGCTCATTCCTGATAATTGTATAGTCAGTGTAATTGCTTTTTGTGCTGCGGTTATCCCCGCTTGCATCGCCATTTATTATAATATCGCCCTTGTGTTTCGGGTATCTGCGTATAAACTCTCTAATACAATCACGAGTTGTAGTATTTTCAACAACAATCTCATCAAGAAAATATACGCACTCTTCATCTTTATGAGCTATAACCCACATCATCGGGTCTACATTGAAATCGCAAGTAAGATGTAACGGCAAATCTGCATTATATTTTAATTTTCTGACATTCTTATCAGTAAATCTTTTGACAACTAAGCCGCTTGCATAATCGCCGTCTTCCCCTAATACATTTATTCTAAAATACTCAGGGTCAAAGTCATCTTTCATTGACTGTATAAAATGGCTCGGCAAATGCGTATTATCAGATGTCGGAGCTAAGATTCTGCGATAATTAGGTTTTTTCTTCTCAACAAATCTCTGCCATATCCAACCTTTTGAGGCTTGCGGGTTAGTGTGCATAAAAAATCTGTATTTAAAGTTTTTCCAAGACGGCTTGATTGAGCCTCTTAGACGAGAGAGAATAACCCTGACAGATGTATCGCTGACTTGCGATGCCTCTTCAATTTCCGCCCAATGAATGTTTAAAGATTTAATTTTTTCTGAATCGGCCAAATCTTTGAATAAAATTTTTGAGCCGTTCTTAAAAATAATAGTTTTATCAGTTTTATTGTACTTATAATGCTTATCTTTGACATATCCCATATTATCAAGATGCTCAAAATACGATACCATAGTTGTATCTTTTAATAAGCTGTATTCTTTTGCACCTACTAAGCCTACACAGCCTGGATATTTTCTTGCAAGCATTAATCCAAGCAAAGAGCCGCTCCAAGTTTTACCGCTACCAAATCCGCCCTGATAGATTGCAACATCTAAGCCCTCATCGTGCGGCACTTCTAAAAACTCTTTTTGCTTATCTAACAATTTATATTCCATTTTTACTTCCTTTTCTAAGAATAGACAGGGCTTTTAACCCTGCCTATTTTTGCCCCGTATCGCCGCTAACGAGGCTATTCCCAAAAGCCCATCCAACCCAGCCAAAAAAATTAAATAATTCCGTTTTTAGCTCTAAAAGCCTGCTCTACCATTTCTGCTGTTATTGTGATACTGCCGACTGTTAGCGGGCATAATTGCTTAACAACTCCGCAATATACATTTTGGCAATATGTTAATTGCATTTTGATAGGTAAATTATTTTCTAAATAAGTATTTATTTGCTCTAAGGTAATCCCCAAAGACTGTAAAACACCAATAAAATCAAGTGCTGTCATTGTAAGATTATCAACATCTAAATATGCCGCATATTCGCTCTTAGTCAAGTATGCCTCATCATATTTGTATTCTGTTTGAGTTCCGCCCTCTTGTGTTGCTGTTTCAACTTCTTGTATATTTTTTCTTAAATATACTCCATTTTGGCTTGATGTCGTATCAAGCTCTGATGGTCTTTCCGTTGAATGTGCCTCGTAGTAAGTAATTTTCATCATTTTTAACCTGCTTTCTTTAATATGTTTTCCTCTTTTAACTGTTTTGCTAATTTATAATCGTGCATAGAGATTATTTTTGCTAATCCCTTGCGGTTTACATTGCTTTCTATTTTTTCTCTCTTAGCCATAAATGTTTTAGTTTTTATAAACCAACCGATGTAAGATAACATACGGCTTGCATTGTACCAAGATATTTGAATTTTCTTTTTAAGTCTGCGGGCCAATCGGCAAGCTCTTATAAATATAGCTTTTCTGATTGTTGTCCTGTCTGAATAAAACTTAAATCCCATAAAATCAATAAATCTGCCGTAATGTTTGCCGTCTTTACCGATATAATCAAATTGAAATATCTGATAGTTTGGTTTAAGCTCTAAATCAACACTTTTCAGGTATTCTTTTATGGCGGCCAACATTTTATGTAATTTTCTTTTGTTATTGCCGAGAATAACAATATCATCGGCATAACGCATATAAAAATCTGCTTTTAACTCTTCTTTGATGTAATGGTCAAATGGTTGTAAAAACCAGTTAGCAAACCATTGAGAAGTGTAAAAACCTATCGGCAAGCCTGTTTTATAGAATTTACCCTCTTTTGTATATCCTGTGTTAGAATCTAAGACGAAAAATATCAGCTTTAAGAAGTCTGCATCTTTAATAATTTTTCTGAATCTATCTTTTACAATATCAACATTAACAGTATCGTAAAAATGCCTTATATCTGCTTTCAGGACATATCTGACTTTTCCCTTGTGTTCTCTGAGGTATTTTTCTAAGTGCTTTTTCCCATAATGTACTCCCCTGTTTGGTATTGAAGAACAGGAAAACTCATACATACCTTTCATAAAAATTGGTTGCAAAATCTGAATAATTAAATGATGTAACCACTGCTCAGGCAAATTTTTTGTAAAATAAGGTTGCATAATCATTCGCTTTTTGAGCTTAAATCCGTCATTTATCTCTTTTACCCTGTGTACTATGGGCTTTTGTTTGCCGCTCAAAATATTATCAATAAACTGTTTAAATCCGATTACACTTTTATCGTAGTTTTTGATAATCTCTTGTACTGAGGGGCGGTCTTTCTTGCGTTTAGTTCCAACTCTGAGAGATTCTTTAATAACAAAATCAGTAATTTTTGTCATCAAGTGTTTCCAAGTTTTCATATTCCCTGATACCTATTTTGTACTTCAAGAGGTTTCTTACTAAGTTGCCTCAAGGATTTTCATTATTCCTAATTACTAACCCCTGCCTCTTGTGCGGCTAATTTTTTCCAAGTGGAACGGAGAATGGTTTACATTAATAAGAGTTTATTTTCTTGCGAAAAATATAACTTATTGTATTCAACTTAGTTTGAGAGAGCCACACCATAGTTCCAATTCGAGTTACCAACGACATTGTTCAAATTGCAATAGAACGCACCACATTCAGAGCCATTGTTGGAATTACCACCAAAGCGAGCAAAGGCCGCAAACCAAACCCCTTATATATAAAATTATTAATTATTGCATTACAAAAGTGCGGGGGAGTTCCCCCGCTATCCCCCCTAAGAGGCTTTCTTGTAAGAGAGAGCCACACCATAGTTCCAATACGAGTCACCAACGACAACGCTCAAAGCGCAAAAGAACGCACCACAGACAGAGCCATTGTTGGAATGACCACCAAAGCGAGCAAAGGCCGTTATACTCGTGTTAAACCAAGTTTTATCACAATAGTATGTGCTATCAGAGCTACCAGTGCCGCCCATAGTAGTAGGCAATAATCCGCCG